ATGTATCCCGTTAGCAGCTTTCCCTTGCAGCATATCGCAATCCTGTGCCAGCCGTTTTGCTCCGGCAGTGCAAGTAGCCTATCCCCCCTGTGCGCGGTTGCAAGAATCGGGTATGTTCCGCCCGCGCCGCTGCGCACATATACGCTTTTGCCCGTGCAGCGGCCGTAGGAGGGCATGGCCGCGTCAACCGCGCTTATGCCCTGTTCGTTCAGCATTTCAAGCGATGCGAACCGGTTCCACCCGGCCGCGTCCAGCCTTTGCTTTATAACGCCGCTGTCCCTGCCCCGCGCGTCCACGGCGTATCCGCTGCCGATATATACGCCCACGTGGGTTATCTTTTCCCCGTTGTGGCGGAACACAAGATCGCCCGGTATAAGCCCTTCCTTCGCCTTTTCCTTGGCAATGGCAAAAAGTCCCCGCGCGCTCAGATCCCGCGTTGTGTAGCCCTTTATGTCCCGTATGTAGGCCATTATAAGCCCGCTGCAATCATAGCACGTAACCTCGCTTGCGCCCTCCGTGAGCCTTTGCCTTATGCCGCTTATTGCGCGCCACGCGTTTTCTTCGCCGTTCTCCCTTTGCCTTACCCAGCTTTCGAAATTATCGCTCACCTTTCTTTGGTTCATATATACCGTTCCGTCGCGCCGCACCTTATGCCCCTGCGCTCCCCAAACGTATGCGCTGCCCGTCTGCGCGCATATCCATGCGGTGAATTCCTCCCTTCGCGTCATGCTCATGCCCCTCCCTTCGCCGCCTCAAGCTCGGCAATAAGCGCCTCCGCTTGGGCCTTTATGGCATTGAATTCGTTCACGCGCGCCGTTTCCGCGCTCCTTCTGCCGCTCTCCGCCGTGCTTCGGCCGGCTTCGGCGTTGTTCCTGAGCGTTTCGCTGCTCACGCGCTGCTTTTCCGCCTGCCTGCGTATCGCCTCCGCGCTTGCCCTCTCTTTTTCCGCCGCGGCTATGGCCTCGTTTTGGCTCAGCATTGCTTCAAGCCTTGCCTGCATGGCCTGCGTTTCCTTTATCAGCGCCGTAAGCAGCGGATATTCCCTTGTGGCGGCAAGCGTATCGCCGTTCAATATGCCGCGCCTGCATTTGAAATTGAACTGCGCCGATGTTACAAGCGTTGTTAAGTCGCTCCCGGAATACACCTGTATTTCGCTTTCCACCATTCCCGGCGCAACGGAGGAGGCAAAAAGCTCTATGCTTATTTCGTTCATGCTCTGCCCGCCTATTGTCACGCCGCCGTTTTGCTCCGCGCTGTCCTGGCACACGGTTTCGCCGTTCGATTTTGAAAACAGCGCAAGCACCCTGCATCCGGTCAGGTCAACGGCCTTGCCGTCATCGTTTAGCGTTATGCTCAGCGTGTTGCCCGTGTCCCCTTCCACCACGCTGAACTCCCTGTTTGAAATGCTCCTTGCAATGTCCAGCGTTACCTTAAAGCTCTTCGTCACCTTGCCCATCGCCATGTATCCCTCGCCTTGTCGTAATTTTTGTTGGATATGCTCTTCACGCCCGCGCTCCCCAGTATCGGGAACGCGCTTCGCACGGTGCGGTAGCCGTCCTTGCCGAGCGCATCCTCAAGCTCCGTGCGCATCATTACCCATTCGCTCGCGCCGGAGTTATACAGCATTGATCTTTCCGGCGCGCTCAGCCCGCTTACGAAGCGCACATAGTCCAGCGTGGACATATTTTTGCTCGCCGTGCCGCTTTTGCCACTTCTGCCGCCGCTGCCCTTAACGGCGCGCGCCGCGTTGTTCATATATGAATTGAACCATTGGGAGGCCAAATTCATCGCCGTGGTCTGCGCGTTGTATGCGTACTGCGCGTTCTGCAGCTGCGCCTGAAGGCTCATGGATTGATATTTTTCAAGCGCGGCGGCAATGCGCTCGGCAAGGGTCGCGGTATACTGCGCCTCCATAATTGAAATGTCGCTCTGCGTGTCGTCGTCCTCGCGCTCCTTCATGCTGGATACATAGGTCGATGCGCCCATGCCCCTGCTCACCGCGTCCGCGTCAAGCTCCGCCTTTGCGGTTTCGCCCGCGGCGCGGCGCTTTGATATTGCAAGATCAACGCCCGGCCTTAGGTAGCTTGATATGTCCTCCTTCAGCTCCGCCTTGCTCGGCACGCTAACCGATATGCTCGGCACGTTCAGCGCGCCCAAAATAGTGTCGTAATACTCCTGAAATTTGCTCATTGAGCTTGCGTTTGCGTATCGTTCGTATGCGGCCTGCGTGTTCGGGCCCCATATGCCGTCCGCCTTCACGCCCAGCTTATTCTGCCATTCGCGCACGTCCGCGCGGCTGTTCACGCCGTCCGGCGTGGTGTATCCTTTCAGGTAATAGCTTGCCATGTTTGTTTTTCCTCCTTTGTCAGTTTCCGCTTTCAAGCGCCCTAAGCCGCGCCTCAAGCTCCTCTATCTTCTGCGTAAGTATTATAAAGTTCTGGTTTAAGCAGTTTTCGTTGGCCTTCATGTCGTCCTCGGCCGTGGGGCTTTCCTTTACGGCGCTTAATGCAATGGTGTACAGCGCCCGCATGTCCATCGCCATTTATTCCGTCCTCCTTCGCGTTTCAAATTCCAGCTCCATGCCGCTTTTAAGCGCGAACCGCCCGCCGGCTTCGTTATATATGCGCATGGAAAAGGTTCTGCCTTCGTTTTTCAGCGGCACTTCAAGCACCGTCCTTTCGTCCTTTGGCAAAAGGGTTCTGTACGCGGCGGCGTTTTGGCCAATGTGCATGTCTATAAGCGCGGCGCTGTCGCGCTCCTGCCGCGAAGATACAGCCGCTTCATGCTTTTTATGCTGCCCTTGTCGTAAAGATCGCACACGGGTGTGTTCCAGTATGCGTTTATCTCCGCGCCGTCGTATGTTTCGCCTTCGTCCATGCGGCAGATGCGGCGGTTTTCGTTGGCAATATAAAGCGTGCCGCCGCTTGAGCAAATATCGTATGCCTTAAAGCCGCGCCTTATCATATACGCGGCGCGCATAATGTCGTATTCTATTACGGCGTTTGCGTGTCCCCCGCCTTCGCCTATCGTAAAATACAGCTTATCGCGGCATATGGCCCCGCGGCTTGCGGCGGTGGATGCGGACACAAGCGCGTTCTGTATGCGCCGCGCGTCTCCCATAAGCTGGGCGTTCACGCCGTTGAAAATGCACAGCCCGCCCTGCGTAAGAAAAAACAGGCTGCCCGCCCGCTTTACTATCGCGCTGTACACCGCCGTTTCCGTGCGGCCTTCAACTTCTTCAACGATAAAGTTGCCCGGCTTATCGCCCAGCAGGCGATATATGCTGTCCCGCTTGAATATGATAAGCTGGTTGCTCAGCGCGGAAAGGCCCACTATCGGGTCGCTCTTCATGCTGCCCACCTCCGTATGCCCGCCTTCAACATTCGGGCTCGCTTCAACGCTGCCCCAGTTTTCTATGCTCCTGCCCCCGCCGGGAAGCTGGGACCAATAAAGCCTGTTCGGGTTTTCCGGGTCTCCCGCGGCGAAAAGGCGACTTCTGTACATCGCCAAATATCCGGCCTTTTTGTCGGATACCCCTTCCGCGCTGCCGAAGGGCTTTGCCTCGTCCCCATCGAACTTTATAAGCTGCCTTTCGCCGGTGGCTATTATCAGATTATCCTTTGAATTTATCTGCGCCTGCGCAAAATCGAAGCGGTGCTTTTCAAGCGGGATGGTGAAGGCGTATATCTCCTGCCAGGCTCCGTTTTTGTATGCATATATGCTCTCCCCCGCCGCGGCTATGAACATTTCCCCGTCCGGCGTTGAAAATATGCGTATGGCGTGAATATCCCCCGTGCCGGGTATGGGCGCTTCAATATGCCTTACGCAGCCGCGGCACACGCTCAAATTTCCGCCCGCCGTGTCCATGTTGCAGGCGTCCGGACTCATTGCGCTTTTAAGCGCGTTTTCGTCTCTGGATTGGTCAATGCCTATGAACTCATTTATTCTGTATATTGCCCTTGCCATGCTTTCACCACCTGTTCTTCAGCATATACGCGTCCCTGCCGCCCATGTGCGGCCTTAGCTTCTGCTTGCCGGTTTCATAAAGCTGAAAATATATGTTGCCGCCGCGCTGCGTGTTTACCTCGCCCGATGCTCTCTCCCGCGCAACAACATAGGTCACTATAAGCTGCTGGCACGCTTCGTTCAGCTCCGGCTCGTCCGTGGCGTTCGTGAGCATTCTTGGCATAAAGCGGTACGTTATCTCCGCCTCGCCGTCGTCCGCATTCACCCTGACCATGCCCGCGCTGCGTTCGTCCGCGTAAAAGTCCGCCTCGCGCCCGCATTGGCGTATGCTCATCACCCTTATGCATTCGCGCTCAAGCGCATTGCAGTCTATGCGGCCGTTTGCTATCGCCGCATTCTCCGTGCGTATCGGGCGCACCGTAAGCGCAAGGTCCATTATCGCGTCGTTTGCAAAGCCTGTCAGCTTGTCGCGCCAGGTGTCCATGGTCTGCGCGTCGTGCCCGCGGCCTGTCTGTATAAGCGCGCTGACTATAATGTCGTTCAGCGTCATTTGTTATCCCTCCTTTACCCAAGCCTTTTGCCCATGCCGCGCCGGTATGCAAGGGTTTCGTTCCTGCTCTGTTCGCGCAGCATTTCGCTTTCCTCTATCAGCTCCGCCACGTTTTTGGGCACCTTCACCTTTATTCCGCGCTTAATCCTGTAAAACGTGCCGTTCACCCCGCCCTCCCAGGGATAGTCCTCTATCCCCGGGAAAAGCGGCAGCATTATCTCCGTCTGCTCCTGCGCGTCAATGCGCATTTTCTCCGCCGCGTTCATCCGCTTTTGCTCCTTTCTTTTTGCTTAGGCGCTCGCGCCGTGCTCTATGCGCACTATCCAAAGCTCGTTCAGTATAACCGCCGCAAAGCCCGTCACCTTCGCGCCCACCGTTGCGCGCTGGTCGAGCGGATCGTCCGCGCCTGCGCTGCCGCGCGGCTTAACTATGCTTTCAAGCGCGCCGTTTTCAAGGTCTATAACCCCGTATGCGTCCCTGCCGAATATAACGCTCATGTGTACGTCCGCCGCCTTCTTGTTCGCGTCCAGCTTGCCGGCCTCGGTGGTGTATACTATCGAGTCCTTTGCAAGCGCGTTTGAAAGGCTTACCGTAAGGGTTATGCTCTTTGCCGCCTTATCAATGCTTTTCAGGTTATACGTTGCGCTGCCCACGGTCACCTTTTTCAGGCGCATAAGCGTTTCCGCCGCCCTGTCGGTCATTTCGGCAACGGTGAAGGTGTCGCTTCCGGCTTCGTGGGAAACAAGCTTTGTGAGCATGGCCTGGCGTATGACCTTCGCCTCTGTCGATTCAACGAAAACAACGCCGAACAGCCTGCCTATTTCGCCGGAATATATGTTTTCCGCGCCGCTGTATTTGGAAACGTCCTGCCACAGGCTGTCGTTCTGAAGATCATATACCGCGTCCGGGGAGCAGATGCAGATATAATGCGGCCTGCGCCCGTCGTCCGCAAAGGGACGCGCCTTGGCCTTTTTAAGCGTGCGTACGGCCTTGCGTATTTCGTTCACGGTAAGGGTATCGGTTGAATCAATCTGGTTCCTTGCGGTTTTCCCGCCAACGTACTGCACGTTTGTGCCGCCGCACACGGCGTCCCTTGTTACCCATTCCATAACGGTGCCTATCTGCTCGCCCAGCAGCTCCGCGCTGTCGCTCAACACCTTATCGTATGCGGTATCCTCCAGCATATCGCTCACCTCAACATATGCGCCGTACTGCGCAAGGGTGGCCTCCACGCTGCTTTGGGAAAGGGACTGGCCTTCGGGCGTTTTGCCCTCCTCAAGCGCGCACATATTGTCGTCCACGTCAAAAAGATTCCATCTGCGGAATTCAACGTGCTTGCCGTTGTTCAGCGGCACGGTGCGCTTCTGGCCGTATTTGGTGAATACAAAGCGGGTCTTTGCGCCCTCAAGCAGCTGCCTGTCGTAATAGTCCTTGTTAAGGGCGGTTGTGTTAAGGGTTGAATTAGTGGTGTTCATAATTTGTTATTCCTTTCTTTTTGGTCATTATTGTCTGTTTTTTGCTCACTGTCCGAACCTGCGCCGCTTGAAGCGGGCAAATTCCTCGCTGCTCATGGTTGAAAAGTCCGGCTCCGCGCTAACGGGTATAATCGTTCTCATGGGCGTGGGCAGCGCCTGGCGGGCCTTCAGCTTTTCTATCGCGTCGCGCTCGCCGTCGCTGCGGGCGTTCTTCGCGCCCTCCGCGGCCCATTCCGCCTCCTTTATCCTTATCGCAAGCTCCGCGGGCATTTGGCGCAGCATTTGCAGAAATTCGCCGTCCGCAAGGTAGCTTTCTATGCCCCTTGCAAGCCTGCCCTCCTTTTCCATGCGCTTTAGCGTTTCCGCCGCCCTTGCGCCCACAATTTCGCTGCTCTTGGGCGCGTATTCGCCGGTCAGCATGGCTTCCGCATCGTCGCTTGTCAGCGCATAGCCCTGCGTAAGCCCGTCCATTATCTGGCAGCCGAGCCTGTACTCTATGCTGCCCTCGTATGCTTCGCGCACCTTTTCGGCAAGGGATATTTCCTCCTTTCCTTCCGCTCCCCCGCCCGTGTTCACCTCCACGCCTTCGCTCATTAGCTGCCTGAGCGCCGCGTTCACCGCCTCCCGTCCGGCGGGCTTTGTGGTTTTTTCGTTCATGCTTTCTCCTTTCTCCCGTTTCGGGTATAAACGTTTTTGAGTACAAAAAAAGCGCCCGTTTCCGGACGCTAATACCATCAGTTGACAAGGACACACAAGGTTTTAGGGGCCAAATAGCACGGCATA